GATTAAACGAGGTAGAGCTTACTAGCGCAAACTTTGCTGACACTACAGGTTATTACAGTTTTGCTAAGGACTCTGTTAACTCAGCCATTCGCCATATTAACCAAGAAGAGTTTGAATGGCCTTGGAATCATGTTGAAGCAACTGAGGTATTAACTGCAGGCACGACTCGATACAGCTTTCCTTATGATGCTAAAAACATAAATATGAACACGTTCAGAATTAAGCGTGATCAAAGTTTAAACGTTAGCACACAGAAACTAAGAGTGCTATCATACGAAGAATATCTTGACAAATACGCCGATAGTGAATATAACTTGGAGACATCCAATCGTAGTACACCAATGTATGTAGCACGTACTCCAAGTAGAGAATTTGTGCTATTTCCTACACCAGATAAAGCATACGAATTAATATTTGAGTATTACAAAGATTCATATGACCTAGAAAGCCCCGCAGATGTGCCTAATTTACCAGAGCAGTATCGTTATGTAATTGTAGATGGTGCAATGTATTATGTTTATCAGTTTCGTGGTGACACACAGGCAGCACAGCTTTCTTTAGGTAAATTCCAGCAAGGTATTAAGCACCTTCGTAGCTTACATATTAACCGCACAGATTATTTAAGAGATTCAAGAGTTAGATTCTAATGGCTACACAATGGAATACATTTCCTATTGAGTTTAAGGGTGGATTGATATCTAACCTATCTGCTCTACAGCAGGGTGCTAATGCTGTTGGTTCAGCTACTATCTTACAAAACTTTGAAGCCAACAAAGAAGGTGGCTACTCTAAGATCAGGGGCTTTGAAAAGTTTAGTACTTCTACCGTACCAGGTCAGGGTGAGGTAGTTGGGCTAAAGGTTATTTCATCTGGTCGCTATGTAGCTGCTCGTAAGAATGCATCAAACAATACCGTTTACTATTATGGTACTGGTAGTACATGGCAGAGCATGGCTAACAACGTTAGCTCACTTACAAATGGTGGTAAAGTTCGTCACGTAGAGTTTAACTTTGATGGTGACGATAAAGTTATATTTGTAGACGGTGTTAATTATCCTGCTGTGTATAATACATCAGGTAATACTATTAGCTTTATGTCGGCTGCAAATAGCTCTGATATCTCAGGAGCATTGCATGTAACTATCTTTAAGAACACAGCATTCTATGCAGTAGGTAGTGATCTTATCTTTACAGCACCAAACACTGTTGATGATTTTAATGTAGCCAACGGCGCTGGGACAATTAACGTAGGTTATGACATTACAGGCATGGCTGTTTTTCGTGAGCAGCTAATTGTATTCACTAATAGCTCAATTAAAAAGATCACAGGTAGCACTGCTGCAGATTTTCAAATGTCACCCATCACTGACAGTATTGGTTGTATCAATGGTGATACAATTCAAGAAGTTGGTGGTGATATTATGTATTTAGCACCTGATGGTATTAGACTACTAAGTGCAACAGATCGTATTGGCGATTTTGCTCTTGATGTTGCCTCTGATAGAATATTTAAAGATGCTGCTACTTTCTTAGACAGTGCTTCAAACTTTAGCTCTGTTGTACTTAGGGAAAAGGCTCAATATAGAATCTTTGCATACATTTCTTCTGAACAAAAAGATGTTGCGCGTGGTTTAATTGCTACAAAGTTTATTACGCAGGGTGCTTCAGGTATTCAATGGTCTACTACTAAAGGCATCAAAGCTTATGTAACTGATAGTAGATATTTTAATAACCAAGAAGTTATAGCGTTTGCAAATGCAGACGGGTACGTGTATACTATGAATACAGGAAACAGCTTTGATGGTGCAGATATTGAGAGTATATATGAATCATCTTATATGCCAATAAGTGATCCACAAATACGTAAAACGTTCTATAAAATGACTCTATATACAAATCCTACAGGTAATATGAGTCTAGACCTAAATTTAAAATTTGATTTTGCTTCACCAAATAATAATCAAACCATACAACCTGACACAATAACAATAAACAGTACAAGTTCAGGTGTTTTTAGTTATGGCGCGGCTGATGCTGTATTTGGTACAGCTACCTTTGGCGGTGAAGTAGATCAAGTATATAATAAAAATGTTATAGGTTCAGGTAAGACAATAGCTATACGAATAGAAGACCTTTCAACAAACCCAACATATACATTGGACACAGCTATATTAGAATTTTCTCAGGAAGACAGGCAATAAAATGGCAGGATATTCAAGACAAGACACCAATAACAACATTGCCAATGGTAACGTTATTGATGCAGATGATCTAGATAACGAGTTTAACGCTATTGAGGATGCATTTAATGCCTCAACAGGTCACAACCATGATGGTAGCGCGGGTGGTGGTGCAACTATTAATAGCCTTGGCCCTAGTTCAGATTTTATTGTTAGTGCAACAGAGATTAAAGCTAAGACACCAAGCACCTTAAGTGTGGGTACCTCTGGTATTCCTTTCTTGGATGGTCACTTTGATGGCACTCTTAATACAGATATCCTAAGTGTTGATGAAACATCTACCTTTACAGGCGCTGCAACTTTTAGTGGCGGTATTACAGGTGATGTAACAGGCGATCTTACTGGTGATATTAAAAACGCTGATGGTACTGTTGTAGTAGATGTAGGCACAGATGCAGTAGCTGCTGTATTAACAGGTAATGTAACAGGTAACCTTACAGGTGATGTACTTAATTCAGATGCCACAACTATTTTAGATGTAGGTTCTGATGTTGTAACAGCAACTTTTACAGGTAACGTCACAGGTAATGCAGATTCAGCAGATGCTTGGTCTACAGGCCGTACAGTAACTTTTGCTACAGGGGATATGACAGGTTCATTTACTATTGATGGTAGTGCTGATGTAACAGATGTTGATCTTTCTGTAGCATCTAGCCTAACTACTGATCTAGTAGGTGATGTATATGCATCTGACGGTACAAGTAAAATCCTTGAGTCTGGCACAGATGGGACAAACGCTGTACTAACAGGTACAGTTTCTTCAATATCAAACCATGACACAGACGCTTTAGGTGAAGGATCAACCAATCTATACTACACAGATTCACGTGTAGATACACATCTTAATACAAACACAGCTACTAGCAGCCAGTTATTAAGCTGGACAGGTACAGACTATGATTGGATTGATGCAGGCGCTGCAGCTAACTATTATGTAGATGGTGGATCATATGATGCCCAAACTGGTAATTTATCATTACAAGTTAATGGCACCAGTGACGTTACCGTTGCCCTTCAAATTCCTACAGACAATAACCAAATATCTAATGGCGCTCAGTATGCCACTACATCACAGATTCCTGCTGAGATTACAGATAATAACCAACTAAGTAATGGCGCTCAGTATGCCACTACATCACAAGTACCAACAGTTCCTACACAAGTAAGTGCCTTTACTAATGATGCTCAGTATGCGGCTACGTCACAGATTCCTGCTGCAATTACCAATAACAGCCAGATAAGTAATGGTAGGGGTTATATAACATCATCACAGGTACCCAGTATCCCACAGTATACTAGCCAGCTAAGTAATAACTCAGGTTATATTACTTCAGTTTCATCTTCTCAGGTAGGGTCTGGAACTACTCAGCTTTCTGCAGGCGCAGTAGGTACTTATGGCTTCTTAAAAGGCGGTTCAGGTGGTCAAGCTGGCCAAACAGTGGGTGGCTCCAATTTGCGCTGGTCAAACGCAGAATGGGTTAGTGGGCCTTTTGTCTCTCCTTCTTCTGGAACTTGGAGGCGCTTGGGTTATGGTACTGATGCAGCCCCAACAGTATTTTTAAGGATTTCATAAGATGGCAATAGAAATTACAGAAGTGCGAAATGCTAAAGCACTAGACGCTGAAAATACTCAATTTGACGTAGAAATTAACCACCCAGAATATGGATGGATACCATACACATTAACGCCTTGGGACACAGATACAACCATAGATAACTCTGTATTATTGGAGTTGATTGGTTCTGATTACACAGCGTTTTCACAAACTGATTATGATGCACGGGTTGCCGCTTTTGTGAGAGATCAGCGTGACGTAAAGCTGCTCCAAGAAGTAGACCCTATGGTAACCAATCCTCTACGTTGGGCTGATCTTACGGAAGCTAAACAAACTGAATGGGCTACATACAGAACTGATCTGTTAAACGTACCACAGCAGGCAGGTTTTCCACATACAATCACTTGGCCTACTAAACCTGAGTAAGATAAATGTCTAATATATCACCAGAAGAACTAGAAGCTATGCTTGATCGTGCAGCTAGACGAGGCGCTAAAGAAGCTCTGCGTTCTATTGGTTTATTAGACGATGACGCGCACAAAGATATTACAGAGATGCGTGGTTTATTAGAAGCATATAGAGATACAAAGAAAAGCGTATGGACTACAGTAGTACGC